GACCCACCACGGTCAGCGGACGAGGGACCTTGCGGTCCCAGGCCACGGGGGTCGACCTCCTCTGGACGGAACAGGTGCATGTAAGTCGTAAGCGCAGAGCGCCTCGACTTAATGTACTGTTCCGGGTCCGTGCGGAGGTCGAGGGGGTAATCGACCTGATCGAGCTTATGCGCATAGTACTCGACTTGGAAGGCAAGCACCTTCTCACGCGGGAAACCGCCGGGATTCGTTCCCAACGGAGTCCTAGTCGTGGGTATGAGTGCAAGCACATTCCTTAGTCGAGTCGGGCGCATAGCCTTGAGAGCACGAGGACCTACTAGGTCGATCATGCTCAACAAGGTCCGGTAGTTCACGCTGAAAAACTTCAGCTTGAACTCCCAACCCGAAGGGTCGATTACCCTTCCGGCGAACTCTCCAACTCGACCGCGGAGCGACTTCGACCAGGAGATCTCGGCACCAAGCACTTTGGTGACGACTCTCTGGTACTCCGCCGCCAGCTCGTCGTCAGCAATCACCAAGTCATCACCTAGGATGACGTAAGGTGCTACTGACGGGTCTCCCTTCCAGAGGGAACGTACCACCGCGTGGTGCGTGAGCGCAAACGCCGCGAAGGAGGCGACAACCCCTAAGGGTTGTCCGACCTTCCAAGCGATGTACGCCTTCGTACCACCGGGGTACTCCACCTGGGCAGGAATCCGAGCTAGGATCGAGAAGGTGTTCACCCACATTCTCCAGTTCTTGCTCGGGTTTAACCCAAGCAAGACGGTGCGAGTGAGTGCCAACGGGAAGCGATCGGTGGCGGAGGAGAGATCGAACGAGTAAACAGTTCGGCCCTCCTTCAACCACTCGATCACACGATTCGCTCCCTTCACCTGTTCGAAGGTGCAGTCTTGAGGTATCTTGGCAAGAGCGCTGTAAAGCACTCTAGCCCAAGGTGCCAACAGGTACTGGACCCAGAACGGAGGGGAGAGGTAGAATCGCGCCTTCCCATCCGGTTGCACACGGCACCGAATGCGGCCAAGGGTGTTGGGTATTAACCCATGACCCTTTGGGAGCTTGATGGGAATCACTGGTATTTGCCGTAAGGCAAATGGCCAGCGGTCCCATAGGTCCCACCGGTTGGCCCATTGGCTGAGAGTCCAAGAACCATGGATGAGTTCTATCCACTCTGTGGATAAAGACCCATCCGGATTCCGGGATCTCAGAATCAATGGGTCGGGAACCGGGACCCATTGCGGCAACCGTAGCTCCGGGAAGCACTCTCGCAC